GCATCAACCTCCTCTTTCGTGATGTATTCACGAGCAATCTCTTCACGGGTGCGGTTCAATAGAATTTGAAGCCGCTTGACCTCATCGGCGTGCCCTTTCCACACCAAGATCAATATGCCGCTGACGAAAGATAGAACGCTGCTCCAAACCGTGTTGAGATCCATAATCAAGCCACTTGGTTGACGGTTAGGATAAATGCAGGGGCCGCTGGGTAAAGCGGGCTGGCACTTTCTGCATAGGTGACCACCGCGCCGTGGCCGTCGATCGTCAACCATTTCAACGTGACTATGTCACCGGCGCTCAGAGACAAAAACAAGCTTGCTGCCATCAAGGCCGATGACGGTGTGGTTTCATTTTCTCTGGAAGAAATGGTGGCCCAGCTGGCTGAGTTGGGAACGTCGCCGCCGTTTACAACAAACCAGATAATAAGTTGGGTTTGACCGGCGGTCGAGTTGTTCAACTGCCCGCTGAATGCAAAGTTGTATTTTCCAGTGAGCGCGACTGTGATTTCACTGGATGCAACATCAAGTGTCACACCGCTGCTCAATGATGTCGTGTTTAGCTGCAAAACCGTCGGCGTGTTGGCAGCGGCAACTTGTGCGCCGTTGACCGCGTCGCCAGAGCTGTGAGCCTTGTTTGGAGATCCAGCTGCGCCACGGGTGCATCCAGTGAAAGATGTTGCCGTGATGCCGGTGTAGGTGATCAACTCGGCATTTATGATAATCGACCCCGTCACCGAAAACCCAGACGTCGTTACCACTGGAATGGTGGTTTGGGTCAAGGTTATCGCACTGCTTAAGGTAGAGCTGAAATCATAGAAGAACGAGCCATACTGCATGTTGATGGCAGCGGGCGTAAGTGCTTCCCATGACGGCGCAACTGAAACGGATCCTGTGCCTGTCTGAGACAGAAATTTCGGATTCAGAGTCGTGTTGCCCGCCAGCTTGGCCAAAGTGTTTGTGGCCGAGGCGTAGAGCGTGTCACCGAGAACGTAAGTCTCAATGTTTGTCCCGCCCTGCGTAGTCAATACGGGGTTCACATCCAAAACCTGAGACACATAATCAGCCGTGGCGACTTGCTTGTTAAGACCGGCTTGGACAATCGGGGTAGTCTCGGTTCCGTCTAGTGTTGATGCCAAGGGCATCGCAGAGATTTTGGTATCTGGCATCAGCACACCTCCATGTAAATCTTGCTACCGTCTTCTTGCAGGACGTAGCCGGTGCTTTCCATTAGAATGAAACAGTTTGTCGGGGTCGGGGGCACGAGGCAGGAATATGTATCCACGACACCGGAGCCGCCGGTGTCTTCCCCGTAGCCATTGCTGGCGTCCGCAACCACCCCAAGAGCGCATCCTGGGGTGGTGGGGGCCTGATTGGCTACGCCGGAGTAACCGACATAGCTCATTATTGTATACCAGCTTGCAGCAACACGAGGGTCGCCGTTCCGCCGCCAGAGTTCACCAACAGCCGAATTGCCGTGACGGGGAACGCATAGTTCCCATCAGTATTGGCTCCGAGGGCCGCAGCCGTCGGATGCGGGAACCATGTCGCCGTGCCCGCGTCAAATGTCGGTGAGAACACATCGTCAAATGTGTGCTGCACAGTGTAGTTGGCCGTGCCAGAAACAATGACCCCGAAGCCCACGTTGAATGGACTTGTATTTAAGTTCATCGGCGACACAGCGGTCGCACCCGAACCAGTTTGCGTAAGCACAATCCGTCGCATGTCTATCTCCTGAACGCTGAAGTGAGGGGGGTATCCCCCTCACCTTAGCTGGCTTGAGTGAAAGTGATACCAGCTGCGACAGCGGACATGCCGTAGGCAAACCACGACGTGCCGTCGCTGATTACCTTTACCATGTCACCGGCGACCGCTTGGCCATCCACGAAGGAGATAGTGTCATCTGCAGTGCCCGTGTCACCAGCGTCACCGGCAGCGTTAACCGCTTTGCCCTTGATGATGTTGGCGCTGGCATTCGTCACAATCGTGTAGCTTGCACCCGACGGGGCAGCGCCAACAATGAAAGTGTAATCCAACCCTGCAGCCGGAGCAGGCAAGGTGGTTGCAAACTCGGTGGCGGCGCTCAGGAAGAGCGTGCGGCCAGATTGTGCAGCCGTCAGCGTCGAAGCAGCGGCCAAAGTCGTCACAGACGCCAAGCCGGTGACGGAGCCGACAACGTTGCCGGTCAAATTGCCGATGAACCCGTTGGTCGAAGTTACCGGACCTGAAAAAGTAGTCGAAGCCATTTTATTCCCTCATGCGGTTAGGTGTGGTGGTCTGCATGACGTCAGCCGAGGACTGTCCAACACACCGAGTTACCTCGGAATTGTAGAAAGGGGGAGCGTGATGCCCCCCCCAATCTGTCTTACACGCCTGCCGTGCCGTACAGACCGCGCGGGTCGGTCCAGCCAACAGTGTAACGTTCGGTCGCCTTGTAGCGCATGGAGTCGGTTTCGAAATCGCCTTCCATGCTCTTTTCCAGCCCGCGACGCATCAGCAACTTCATACCTTCGGGAGCGTCGGTCTGAACCCACCAAGCGGTGGACGACGTGATACGCGAGAGGTTTGCTTGGCCGTCGGCCAGCAAGCCCATCGACTTCACGGGGTTGATGTCGTTGTCAGCGGTGCCGGTACGCAGAACCGACTTGAGCAGAACTTCAGCTTGGAACACGTTCGAAGGACCGCTAACGATCTTCTTCGGCGTCAAGCGGATACGCTTGCCGTTGTTGTCAACAGCGTTGCGGATCTGGATCAGCAGTTGCTCAAGCGAAGTCTGCGACAAAGCTGCAGCGGTAGACAGCTCATTGCTGAACACGCCGTTCACGATCGGATGCGAGGTGTTGATCAGCGAGACGCCGTCACCACCAGTGTATGCCGAGTTGAACGCACGGTTCAGAATGTTTGCCGACAGCGTTTCCTTCGTCTCGATCAGCGACTGTGCCAAGTGCTTGGCATAGGTCTGGCCGATACGAATGTGGTCGCCGTCTTCCACAAGAACCTTGGTCAAGCTGAATGCCAAACCGTAGACCTTGTAGAGATAACGCTGCAGGAACAGCACGCCGCCGGACTGGTAGGTAACAGCCATACCGTCGGGCAGTTCGGGCGCTGCGCCAAAACCATAAAGAACGGGTTCTTCATGATAGTTGCGCGGAATGCCTTTCTGCTCGCGGAAGACCATCTTCCATTCGTCAGCACGCTGGTCGTAAACACCATCGAACACTTCGTTGAGGATAGGCTCGACGACAGACCGGAAGTCTGTACTACGCATTGGTGTAGCCATGATTCAAGCCCTCCCTTACACGGAATTAACCGCAGCTTTGTAGTGGTGTTCGTTGATACGAACAGTTGCCACGACATAAGCGTCGGTCAAAGAATCGTTGATGTTGTATGCAAAGCCGGTGATCTGGAACTGGCCAGAAGTCGCCTGAATCGCGGTGAGCAAGGTGTTGCTGAGACCCGTGCGGGTCGAGCCACCAGGAGACGCGACAGTCCAATCGCACTCTTCGCCGACAGCGGTCTGGACCGTGGTGCCTGCGGAGGGGTTGTTGTACTGGACGTCGAACAGCGTTTCTGGGTCGTCATAAACCCAAGCAACGATTTCGGTGCCGGTGGCACCGGTCGGCCAAAACGGCGAAATCACGGGGCGACCCGAGGCGTCGTTGTATTGGCAACCACCGAAAATACCGAGCAACGAGATACCGTCAACGGTGCCGCTGCGGGTGCCATCGCTGGTCCCGAGTTGCACAACGCCGTTGTCGGTCAGCTTAACGGGGTCACCCGAAAAGATGTTGGCCGCGTATGTGCTAGCGATCGTATAGGCTTTCGGACGCATTTGACCACTGTTGTGGTAAGACGGGCGAAAGCCAAAAGGTGCGCTAATTGAAGACATAGCCTACTCCTTGGCTGAAGGGGTTTCGTTAGGAAAGATCAAAGATCGCTTCCCGTTCTTGCCCAATTTCCCGTGTTCCGTCACCCATATCAATACGAGACTTAGACGCACGGGCCTGTTGCTCGAGGAACTCTGCGGTGTCGCTGAGCTTCTCCTCTTCCCTCATCGGAGCGTCATGGTGAGCTTCACGCATGTACTTCTGATAGAGGCTGATGGGCAACTTGAAGGCTAGCATCTCATTAACGCCGATGAGTCCAGTCCAGTCACCAGTCTTGAGCGTGGCGTATTCCCAGCCAGGAACGTCTTCTGGCTTTACAGGCTCATACCCAAGTCTGATGCGCGTTTGGATGGAATCGCGCGGGTTCGTCGTCGTAAGCCAGCACATGTGCCAGCCAGGGATCTTCGGCAAGTCCGGTAGAGAGGACTGGTAAAATTGTTGACGGAACATTGCTACCCGCTCATCGTCAGAAATGGCGCGATTTTCTGTGGTCGCGCGATCTATCATCGCACGGTTGTCGCGGCCTTCACCAGCGGATTTCTTAAAGCGTTCGTCGGTCATTGTACTCGCTCCTTGTCAGCGATTGGGGGAATTATGGTTTAAGAAAAGCAAAAAGGCAAGCATTTCACTACTTTCGTTGCCGATCGTATTCTGCATACCGTTTTACATACTTTTGGCGCAGCACAGGATCCTCCCAAACGCCAGCATCTACCAATGCCTGTTTGCGTTCTGGGCTGATGTAAATCTCCTTGCGAGTGCTGGTCGGAGCGTGTTCGCGTCCAGATCCGACGGTCGGGCCACCCCGAGGCGTGCGTTGATCCTTGACGGGTGCCTTACCAGTTTCACCAAACCGATCGGGCAAACGACGAGCCGCGCGCTTGCGCAGTTCATCCCAATAATCTTCGGAACGCGGGTCGAAGCCGTCCTTAGCCATGGCCTGATCAATGGCAATGACAATCGCAGAGTCCTCGTCGCGACCCTGCGCATCGTACCACGGGTTGTCCTGCATGAACTCCTTGGCCAACTGCAGCGTGCGGTCGTCAATCTGGTTTTGCGCGACAGGCCGAGCAGCTTGTTGCTTTTGCGCAGCCAACTGGTTGGCGCGGGCCAAAGCCTGATCGCGATACCGCATAGCCTGCGTGACGTCGTCACCGTTGCCCGCAGCCACAGCCTTGGCAATGACGCGCTCAGCCATGTTAGCTTCTTGTTGAGCGTTCGCTATGGCCTGGTCAAGCGCGCTCAGGTCACCGCGATGGGCACGTTGCTCTTGTACGCTTACACGCCGCTCAAGATCATCATTACGCTTGCGCAAGAAATCAAGCTCGACCTTGTCACGCTTGATGGCATTGTCACGACGGTCTTTGCGATCTAGCTTTTCCTTGCGCCTGCGCTCTCGGATGGCCTCGCGTTCGTCGTCGTTTCCATCACCGGATGACTGCTCAACTCGCTCGTCGCCATCATCCTGATCATCATCGTCGTCCTGATCGAGTTCACTCTCGTCTTCTACGATGACCATTTCTTCGTTTTCATCGTCTTCTTTCATTACCTTAGCCATTTGTCATCTCCTTCAGATGAATGCCTTGATGGTCAACGGGTCGCCAGTTACCTGCCCGATGATGTCAAGATCATTGAAAATTACAAACATCGCGGATTCCTTTTCACCTGAACCCTTACGTTCGAGAGCAACTTCCCAACGGTCTCCACCGTATTTGGGGACGCGAACAAAGTCACCCGCCGTGCACCACTGACCTTCCGGCCAAGATTCCATGCTGTTGCGGTTCTTGAAAGCCAGCGAACCAACGCTGACAACCTTGCCAACCTGCGTATTCCACTTCTCGGTGTCTCGAGAGTCGGTATGCAGGATAATACCCCCAGCCGTCTTAGTCTTAGGGGTGCGAATTTGAACCAGAACGCGGCTACCGAAAGGCTGCACACCGGCGTCTACCGCCGGAAAAGCCTCTGCAAGTGCGTCCTCAGATGTCGTTGTCACTATTCTTCTCCTCATCAAGAAGCTTCAAAAGTACGTTGATGGCGGCTTCGTAGCCCGCCACCATGCCAACACGATACCCGTACTCAAATGTATCGCGCGTCTGGGGGCGTCTCAAAGCCTCTACAGCGAACTGCTGTTGATCAGCCTTGAGACGGTTTAGAAGAAGCGAATTGATGTTCATGCAGGCGTCTTAGGGCCTGCAGACTTGTCGCTCGGAAGCGTTTGACCATCAATCTTCTCGCCCGCAGCCATGCGCTGGTGCTGCGAAACATATGCGCCCGTCATGGGAACGGTGCCAGTCGTGGGTTTGTCGCTCATAACTCAATCTCCTCAGGGGTTAGGGTTGATGCCAGTGCCGGTGCTTACCGCCACCTTGTCACCGTATGCGATCTCCGCCGCAGCGAGGCGCATTGCGGTTTGGTTGTCAGCGGAATTCATACGCTCGCGAGCCGCAAGTTCTTCGGCTGTGCGCTGGTTCTCATTCTGCTGCTTAAACTGCTCAACCTGCATACCCTCAACACGCTCCTGTTGACGCTCAGCCAACTTCGCGCTCTCGCCCTGCATACCAAGTTGAAGCTTTTGTTGATCAAGCTGAATCCGAGCCTGATCCATGGCCGCACGTTGTTGCATTTCCTGACCCTTGATCTGCGCGTTCATTTGCGCGATCTGCATTGTGTTGTCAGGCGGCATCGGCGGCTGCGGTTTGTATTGCTGCGCGGCCTCGTTGATGGCCGTGAGTTCTTGGCCGAACGGACCCATTTGCTGCTCGATGAATTGCTGCACCTCGAGGATCAAGTTGACTTGCTCCTTAGCCTCAGGCTTGATGACGTCCTCACGCTGCGCACGGTCAATCGCATTGTGCGACTCGACCAAGTAATAGTTAAGCAAGTGCGCCTTCAAATGCTCGGCCATCGGATACATGAACGTCTGTGCGATGACAGGATTTGCACCAAACAAAGGCGACTTCAAAAACGCAATGTGCGTCATGATGTGCGCGATGTGATCCTGCGCAGGCAAAACGTAAACCGGACGAGACATAGCCGCCGCCACGTTTTCGCTGACGGGATCCATGTCTTCGGACCCTGGCAACGGGTTGAGCACGTCATCCGCCGCGACCTTCATCGCTCGCAGGAACATCTCCTCGACTTTGCGAGCGTCATACATCTGCGGCATCATGGCAGCGCGCTGCAAGAGTGCCTGCACCTGGGCGAACCGCTGCGTCTCGCTGAAGATGGCAGGATCGCTTACGGGGATGACGTCAAGCGGGCCGTCGAAGTCACTCGGCTCAATCTCTAGGCCCGAGTTGTGAGCCTCAATGTCTTCCTCGGTCAGATAGGCGCTGTTCAGGCGGTGAAGCACCGAGAAACACCGAGCCATCGAGGCGTGCAGACGCGAGTGAATGCTGCTGAACACCACCATGCCCTGCTCGATCAGCGCCATCGTGGTGCCGACCGGCTGGTTGGCATTCTGGTCAGACAGCTTCTCGAACGAAGTCTGGATGACACCTTTGCCGGCATCAACCAAGAAGCCGAGCAATTGGAACAGCACGGGGCTGGGGCCGTTAAACGGCAGCGGCATGGCAAGCTTGCGCACGTCGTCAATCAGCGCGCCGCCTTCCATCTCCACAACCTCGGTCGGCTGCAGGTTGATGGTCTGGCCGTTCGGGCCACCCTTCAACTTGAGCAACGTCGGGACGTTCTGGATGTGCGCGCTGTCAAGCAAGGCACGCAAGGCACCGGTGGCCGCACCGCTCAACCCGCCGATCATGTGGGTCAGGCCGATCGGATACGCACCGCGCCACGGCACGAACGGGAATTCGACAATCCAGTCAAGCTCGTTGCGGTTGTCGTCGTCCGGCTCCCAGTTGCGGTAAAGCGCGAGGGGCTTCTCGGTGGTCTTGTCGATGCTGATGATATACGGCTCAAGCCCGTCACCAAAGTCAAGCGACGTGTAGATTTCGTAAATCGTGCGCAAGCCGTCTTCGTTGTAACTGGATTCCTTCCGGCCCTCGATCTTGTCGTTGGCAATGCTGGACTTGCTGAATTCAGGATCCGACGGCATGCCAATGTCAACGTCGGCATACATGCCTGACTTAACGCGGCGGACGTATTCCATCTTGGTGACGTATTGCACATGCGTCTTGCGCTCTGCCGTGTAGAAGTTGGTGGCGGCAAACGGCAGATACACGTCGTCGATCGGCACAAATTCAGACATCGGACGGCGACGCTGCGGGTTCCAGAAGAATTTCATGTATTGGCCACCGCCCAGAGGCAGTTGCGTTGACAGCTGCTCAAGCTCGCTGCGGAACTCA